CTTATTGCACCAGTTGTAGCATTTTGAAGAATGATTACACCATTATGATGTTTTCTTGCATAATCATATATCTTTTTCTGAGAAGAATCTGAGAGGTCCAGATACTTAGACCATCTCTCAAACTTGGTTTTACCATTACGAAATTTAGCAAATACATTATCTGAGACTTTGAATGTCTCGTATTTCCTTTTTTTCTTTTTACCCATGTTAGGTGCAAAATCTATTCCACCACCACTGGCTGCCATATCAGCTTCTACTATAATCTCTATCATTGGATGTCCTCTAACGATACGTAAATTTTCTTACTTGTGTTTTTATGAATCACTGGAAAGATGTCTACACCCAAAACCCTATCGCTTGGTGGTGTGTCTTCATGTGCAATGACAACATCTCCTTTTTTAGCTCCAATCTCTTCGTCTTCTGCCGTTACAATATCTTTTAACTTGTATGAACCAGCTGGCAACATATTACCAAACCCCATGACATCTTCAGATATCATGTTGTCAAAACCTATCATATTGTTTTCCATGAGGTAACGTGTTACCTTACGTTCATCTACTTTGATATGATAATGTTCTTTCAGTAAAAATAGAGCAGTTGCGTATGTTCCCAATTGTGTACGAACTAAAGGAATCTTGTTCATAATTCGTTTACAATTGAAAACCAAACGATGAAGAAGGGTAAAAGACGATTTCTCATCTTCTGTCTTCAGGTCTTTTGCTCTTTTCAGTAAATTTCCGTTTTTATCAATTATACCCTGTTTGAAGGCTTCTTGTTTGTTCCAAGGTGTAACAAGCAATTTGAGAAACCTATAAACAACGAATAAATCAATTGCACGATTTTCCTTGAGTATTCTCATATGTTCTTCAATTTTTCTTCAACCAATGGGTCTTTCTTTATGTGTTTTAAATCATTCTCTGGCATGAGATTAAGAAACTCAAGAAAACTTTTGAGTGCAGACCAATACTCTGCCTCTATTTTGAAGAACAACAAAGTAGAGGCAGCTTCAGCTCCGAATAAATTGTTAAGAACGATTATGTGATTAAGCAGTAATCGTTCTTTGAGTTCACCAGTTTCTTTGTATTTACGAAACAATCTCTTGACATACTTGAATCGTTTCATGTCATCATAAAACTCTTCAATACCCTGACAAGATGGGTTTTGATAATTCTTTATAGCATATAAAAGAATATTATCTTTTGTCAAATTGTCAAACATGGATTATTCCATATTTGACATATCCCTATTTCTTACGATTTCAGCTTCAACTGTTGATTTTCCATGACTAACAGGAGTGACTGTCACCATAAGGGAAATGCCACCTTCAATATGATTTGAAATCCCATCCTCTTCTACAAACTCACCCATTGGATTTTCATCTCTGTCTACATGAAATGTACCAGACCCATACTTGAGAGGAAACATTGTAGTTCCCTCTTTTTCCAGAGCGGCCATTTCAAAATGATATCCAAACTTATGGAGTTGTGTTTGTAGTCGATGAACGGCAAGAGAAGGATTCAAAACATCTTCCATAGAAACACTTCCTACAAACGAATTAAGAGCTTCGATTGCAGTTAATGATGATGGTGATGTTTCATAATCATCAAAACCTTGTTGAGTTGAAGCGTATCTACTACCTTCACTCAGATGTTGTTTGAATGTCTTCATTTTCTTCCTGTTCCAATAAAGAAAGGAAATGGTCACATTGTTGTTCTGCACCAGATAGTGCATTCAAGTTATTGACCAATTCCTGTCTTTTAGTGTCTAACTGAGAGATTGTCTCTCTTAGTTTTTCTATGTCGCCTTGAATGGCGATTTTACGTGTTTCAATCGTTTCACGTTCTAAAATCATAATGTCTCCATTATATAAGGTTAATTATTACGATGATACTCCTGCACTTCCAGCAATCATGTGCCACTTACTGTTTACATACATTAAAGTCGCAGAATCTCCAGTATTGTCAAATGTAAGTATAGTACCACCATTTGGTAGTTGTACATTAGACTGACTTGTAAATGTCATACTACCACCAGCAATATTAGTTGCCACCAATATTTTTATTTGACCATTAGTTCCATTTGCAATAGTCAATGCACTTGCACCAGATGTATTTGTCAAAAAGGTAACTGGTTTATCAACTGCAATAGCTCCAGCTCCTGCTCGTGTGTCATTAGATGAGAATGACAACCAACCCGCTGACTGAATCGAACCACCAGTTGTTGCATCAGCTGCAACATCTAACATAAAACTTGCACTTGGAGTTGCAGTTCCAATACCCACTGAATGGTCTGGTGCATCTGTATGAATAAGAATTCCAGTATCACTATAGACTTCAAAATCTACAGCTGCAGAATCTCCATTAATTTTGACATAGTTTACGTTTCCGGCACCTGAATCATCTGAAGAATCAACAAAGATTGCCTGTGTAGAGTTATTTGTTTCTACACGAAAGTCTACAAACTCATTTGCGTTTTCATTGACAACTACAGTTGTCTCTGCACCTGAGGCGGGAGTTACATTTGGTACACTTACCTTCAACCCTGAAATTGCAGTTGTAGGTGCAACTTCAAAAGTTACTGCACCAATACTAGAAATGTTTGTGTCTGCACGACTAAAAAGATTAGCGACTGTAATCTTCTTGTTTACAGGCGATGCACTGAAATCAATAATATGAAGTAAATCTTGTGCAGAATCTTTACCTGTATCTGTTAAAGCGGTTAAAGCAGTTATTTTCTTATCTGCCATTTTATCTCCTTAAAAAATTATGTGAACCCCCCTAAATCGGGGGGAATTCTACTCTAGGGACTCTAGATCAATTATGATGAGGCAACGCAGGTTCCAATGTTCTCACCCGCTTTACCTGAACCTGTCAAAATAGTATAAGATGCAGCTTCCAGAGCTGTTGTTGAAACTGCATCAGTCAAAGTACTAGGATTACTCATTGCAGTACTATTTGCAATGGTATAATTACCAGCACCAGAAGTAGTTCCAGTAAACCTAAAAGTGTTTCCTGTATTATTGTTAGTTGCGTGATAGGCTTCTCCATCGATATGACTCAATGTAAGATTTATCACTGTAGTTGCAGTTGCAATAACAGGAAAAGACCCAGCGGTATACTTAACTTGTTCATCCCATGTTACTTCAAGAGCGATATTGCTCGCAGTTCCATGAGTTACAGTTGCATCTAACCATCGTGCATTTGTAATTGTTGGATGTTTTAATCCAGTTGTTGCAGTAGCTCCTGCAAGTCCTCTAATTGCGACTAAAATTTCTGGGTCAGCTGAAGTGTTTCCATTTCCAGTTGCTTTTGACCCAGCTCTCGCAACCCATCCAGATTGATTAGCATAAACAGTAGTTTTATCGTAATTACTGTTTGCATCATCTGGCAAATACTTCGGTTTGTTATCTTCCGAAGCGTGTGCTGTTCCCCATAAAGGCATAGTTATCTCCTATGTAATTTGTTGTTAATATTTATGCAAAACCTAATTCTTTGAGTTTTGCAATTGTTCTTTCCACACTTGTATGATGGATACCAATGCCTCCTTTCGCTTCCCATTCTCTAATATTTTTAGCATGGTCATCTACCAAAATATTTGGCATCTGTGTTCTTCCATCTCTTGCGAATCTTTGTTTATCTGACCTCATGACCAGATTAATGCGACCTCTTGAAAGAGGTTCAACATTCTTTTTTAACCAATCTTCCTTACCCTTTGCAGAGTTTGGTTCCGACCTAGCGTATGCAGACATAATAGATGGTGCATACGGCTTCAAAAAGTTCCAGAGTTTCTTTGCACCAGGCATCCACTCTAAATCTCTCCAAAAGTTCTCTACTTGAGAAATCTTGTCCCACTTCATAGGTTTGGGAACTTGGTCCAAAGGTTTACCATGAACCTTTTCAGCTCCCTTCATAAGATTTACCAGAACACCATCCATGTCAAGATAAACATGAGGTAATCTTGTTTTTATCTTTTGTTCATATAGAAAGTGTTCTAGTGTTTTCATGCTTCGTTTTTAGGATTTACTACTACAGTTTCTTGTGGTTTTTTCGTGAAAGTTTTCTTTCCAGAAACAGGTTCAGGGTCTTCTCCGTCCTTTGCTTCTGCCCAAAGATTAGTAGTTCTACCCTTGGATATGGCATTCATATATGCGTTCATCTCTAATGCTGAATCGTGGTCTTGTTCTTTACTCATTTTCCTTTCTCCTTGTTATATTGAGCCCATGCAATTGCATAAGGTGCTGATGGGTCATCAAATTTCTTCTTTAACGCCTTTACCACTTTCTCCTTACCAGGCGGAGCAACCTCACTAATCTTCTCATCCATAAGATTCATGTATGTAGTGAGAAGAGAACTATAGTTCTGGATTTTCAATGGGTCTAGTCCATTGTCCACCATCTTCTTGAAGATGGCTCCAGCAACATTCATTGGTATCTTAAACTTAGATGCAAACTTTGATAAAGATTCTTTGTATATACTCTTATACTTAACCTTTAAAGTCTCGCCAGGAGTTATCTTCTTTGTATGTTTTGCATACTCATCTGTTCCTGCAAGATAAGATTCCCTTCTGTACTTCTCCCAGAGATTTCTGTTCTTGACAAAATGTATAGCATCTGGAAGTTTGTTTGTCTGTTCCTTGATTGGTTTTGCATCTTTCAACCATACCTTGTGTAAAGAGAAGTCCTCTTGTACTATGGTTACATAATTTGTTCCACGTTTAACAACCTCTCCCTGTATACCTGTTTGTATATCCTCAACCCATTCTCCAATAGTGAAAATGAGATTTTGAAAATACTGTTCTCGTTTAAACTCTGAGTCATTCATCTCAGCTACAGGTTTATCTGGTTTTATTTCTCTATTGATGCCCATACCTTTACGAACATCATTGAAGAGTTTTGTACCATCATAACCTTTTGGTAATCCTAACTTGAACGAATCATAATCCCCGCTACCAGCTGCAGCTCTCATCTTCGATGCAGACATTCCTGTAACACCTTCTGCATCTGGGTCTCTTTCTCCAGCACTTACTACTTTGATTTCTGAGTAATTATAATACCCATGACGAGCTTCGACTCCATTATACTTTGTGAGTAGACTCTCGAAATCATCAACTCTATCACTACCCACAACCATAACTAATCTGTCATAGTCATTTAATCTAACCGCAATGTCAATTGCGGTCTTCAAGTCCGTTACTAATTTCTGACCTCTCATTTCTTTTGGAAACATCTGAGTCAGATATGTCATCTTTTCCTTGTATGACAAGGGATTCTTTTTCTTGTCCTGAGAATGACTGCCAAAAATGAAGGGTTTTCCACCCTCACTCTTGGCAGTTCTCAAAACTGCTTGTAGAAGTTTCTGGTGTCCAATCGTAGGTGGATTGAACCTACCGAATGTAAATACGGCAGTTTTACTTTTAGCTTCTACAAATTGTCCGAACCTTTTCATTATTCTTTCTTACCGGCACTTGCTTTTGCCTGATTATGTTTTTTGATAATCTGTTTTGCAAATTTCTTTGCAAGTGCTTTATATTTCGCACCCATAGATTTTATACGTTTGTCAGTCTTAACTTCTACCTTCTCTTTTTCTTGTGGAGACATTCCTGCAAGGTCTTTACCCTTTCCAACCACTTTTTGCATTACCATTTTTCTTGCTTGTTTTTGTCCCTTTTTGAGTGCAACATCAAGAGGCATGGACTTCTTTTTGTTCAACTCTTTTTTCTTTTGAGTTGACGCTTTCTTAGACAGAATTCTCATCTGTCTACCCTTTGCCTTTCTTTGTGCAAGAGAAATAGCTTCGTTAATAGCGTTAATAGCTTCGTCTGTATCAGTTCCCTCAAAGGTAACTTCCTCAATGTACATATTGAGTTCATATCTTTTGTTGTCTAAATTTGCAACTTGAATATGGACTTTCTGTTTTTTATCTGTTCCCAGAATGTATCGGTTTGTTTTTCCTGCCGATGGTTTTTTGGGTCCAGTTGCGACTTTGTTATCAATCTCATCTGGGTCTACTGTATATCCTTTTTTCTTTGCGTGAGCGTATGCGTGCTGCATTGCACCTGAGAATGTCTTGTGATAGAGTTCGTAATCAGAACCTTTTTTCTCATCAATAGATTCTTCACCCATCATCTTCTCAAGTTCTTCTTTGTCCTTTGCATCTAACTCAGCTTCTTTCTTCTTCATGATTCCAAGTTTCTTCATGAAACCCTTTGTGACTTTATCAATCTTTTTCTGATTGGGTTTGTCTCCCTTTTGAATCTTTCCACCCTTTGCAAGATACGCTTTGATTTGGTCTTCGTAGTCAGATTTCTTTTCGTCAATCTCAACTTCTTCTCCCATCGTCTTCAAAAGGTAGTCTCTTGGGTCTGTATCCAAAGTTTTGATGAATTTCAATGCACCTGCTTTATCACCCTTCTTCAACATGGAAGCTGCTTTCATCATATCCTTCTTGTCAATGCCCCCATGTTTTTTTGCATAGGTTTCGATATCATCTGCGGCCATCTTCATCTGTAGCGCTACACTTTCTTCAACCTCTTCCTTCATGTGGTATCCCTTACCATCACAATGTTCACATCCCTCACCTTTGCACTTGGGACATTCAATTTTTTCTTCTTTGACAGGTTTACCACCCTTGGAAATGATTCCATTCATTCCTTCTTTCTTAACTTGTGCAAGGAATTTCTTGGCATCTTCCAAAGTATTAAATTTACTGACTTTGATTGGACCCTTCTTTGAGGATGCATACTTGACCTCAAATTCACCTTTTCCAGAGAACATCTTCTCGTCAAGGTCTGTCTCTTCTTTTTTTGAAGTAGGAATATCCACTTTGATAGTAACAGGATATTCTTTATCTCCGAACTTAAAAGTTTTCTTTCCTGCCTTTTTGGCCGCAGATGCAGCTGCCATGAATTCTGCAGCTCCCTCTTTACTTAACCCCTCTGGAATTTTGGCTTCCTCTATGTCTGGTTCTATGTCTGGTGTAACTCCATCTGCAAAATCAACTTTGCGAACACCAACTTGTTCTTGGACTTCTTGTAATGCTTTAGTCCAACTTTTTGAATATCTCATTTGACTCCTATTTGTCCCAATTTTTTATGGCGGTGAAGTTGTTGAAAGAAAACTCCAACCTATCTATTAATTTGACAGCGTTTTGTTCACTGTCTGCGACAACATACCCTTCTGGTGATGTTACTTTAAATCCGTCCTTAGTCTTTACAAAAGTACTAATTCCTAACTGTTTTATACTGTTTAACTTTTTTACTATCTTATTTTTAGCGTCTACTATATGCATCATGAAGGTAGATATGGCAACCATATTTGAAGTATGTCGCCGCAGTTCCTTAAAGAACTGTTCTTTTCGATTCATCCATTGTTTCTGTGATTTTTCTGTCTTCTTCGTAGCTGTAATCTTTACAAAGGCTTCATGCACAAACTTGAAATACTCCGAAATCATTTTTCTTGGATTTCGATATATTTCTTGTACATTACCACGAATGAGAGAGTTCTGCCATGTCTTCCAATATGCAGCTGGTGGAAGTGACTTTTGTAACACCTTCCATTCGTTTAATTTTTTAGTATCCACCCTTCTCAAAGCTTTACCAGCTTCTGAAAGGTCTTTTGTTATTGCAGTTGTCTCCGCTGCGGTAAATTTTGCAGTCCCAGACAAATCTTTGTAATCTGCATCAGTGTGCCATACATTTGGAACTTCTTTGAGTTTTTGTACATTTCCAAATGATGCAGTCATTCCCTCAAGAGTGTCACCTGAATATGATGTGTGCCAAACTATACCAATTTTAGCCCTTGATATCTTTTTACCAACATCAGAATCTTTAGGAACTGCATAGAGAATCGTGTTTGGTTGAAATGTATGATGTCCATCTATTTCTGAACCCAAAGTAGACTTGAGGAAAAGTAAATCTCCTTGCAAGACTTTTTTGATTCCCAAACTAGGTAACTCTTTCAATGCAGTACTGAAGACTTCTCCTAGATA